AGTAAGCCGCCTGGAACGATTGAGTTTGAATAAGGAGAAACACTAAAAGAACCCAGTATTTATGCGGTTTACAAACATATTTGTTTAAACATTGGCAACTATTTGGCAACAGATTTTCCCTATTCAATGAATAAGATTACTTTATGAGCATAAGAAAACCTTACTGATTTTCAGAAGTAAAAAACTGAATATCGGTAAGGTTTTCTTTTTTAGTCAATTCTTTTACGAGGTAATCACTCAATTCCTGAGAGGGTACCTTGGCACGTTTCTGGTAAGTATCCAGTTCCGGGTACTTATATCTCCATTCATCATATTCTTCCTTGCTGATTTCACCGTTTTCCAATTTGTCAGCCTGTTTCATCCATGCACGAAGCATTTCATCGACAGATGAGCCGGGAGCAGATATGGAAGAGTCAAGGCAGAGATGAGGTTGTCCATCTACATTTTTTACCTTCAGACCATACATATCTTCCAGTGCAAATAGTGTATGCATCAGACCTATGTGAGTATCAATATCTGGAACTGTTAAGGCATGAGTATTGATATCAAAGATCTGAGACATTTGTTTTACAAGATCAATCTTAGGAACTCTGGCTTCAGATTCATACTGAGCCATGCGGACATCTGAGGTTTTTCCCATGAATCCCAGTTGTTCTCCGAGTTGCTTTTGTGTCATGCCTTTGCGGTTGCGAAAAAATTTGATACGTTGTCCGATTGCCATTTTTGTTTGCCTCCTTATAGTGGTCATTCGTGTTGCCATAATTGATTATGATAGAAAATAAAACAATTCTGTTTAGGTTCAGTATAGCATGAGCAATTTTGGATGGCAAGAAGAACTTAAACAAAAAAATTTAATGTTCTCGTTAAATCACTTGACTTAAATTAAAATGTTTAGTATCATGCAAATGTAACAACTTAAACAAATTACGTTAAGATAGAAAGGAGAGATGCGATGTGACGAACAGAACTTTTATGACCGTAGAAGAAGTTGCAGCGGAACTGGGAGTTTCCAAGTCTTATGCTTATAAGATTGTCAAACAGCTAAATGAAGAATTACAGAAGCTGGGTTATCTTACGGTAGCTGGCAGAGTAAACACCAATTATTTCCGTAAAAAAGTATGTTACAGCGAAGTGTAAGAGAGAGGAGAATTTGTATGAGTATTTACAAAGATAATGTCACTGGGAAGTGGCGAGTGGTTTATCGGTATACCGACGGGACAGGGAAAACGAAACAGACTTCAAAACGAGGATTTCCTACGAAGCGAGAAGCGCAGATGTGGGAACACGAACAAATGTTAAAGCATGATGCAAAACTGGATATGACTTTCGCAAGTTTTTATGAAATTTATGTAGAAGATAAAAAGGAACGAATCCGGGATAACACATGGGGAACTAAGAATAATATTGCCAGAACAAAAATTCTTCCATACTTTGGGGAGAGAAAGATTGCAGAAATTGAACCAAAAGATGTGATTGCATGGCAGAATCATTTGCTTGCATTTAAGAGAGCGAATGGAAAAGGGTATTCTGCTTCATATCTGCGGAAAATCCACAGCCAGTTAAGTGCCATTTTCAATCATGCAGTTGATTTTTATCATTTGCTTTCTAATCCGGCACAGAAAGTTGGAAATATAGCAATAGAGGAATATAAGGAAATGTTGTTCTGGACGAAAGAAGAATACAAGAAATTCTCTTTTGAGATGATGGACAAGCCTGTTTCCTTTTATGCGTTTGAAATGCTTTACTGGTGCGGTATCCGAGAGGGCGAGCTGTTAGCTTTGACTCCGGCAGATTTCAACTTTGATAAGGAAACAGTCACAATCAATAAATCCTATCAGCGTTTGAAAGGGCAGGATGTGATTACTTCTCCGAAAACGAAAAAGAGCAACCGCACGATTAAAATGCCGAAGTTTCTGTGTGAGGAAATGAAAGAATATCTCGGTATGCTTTACGGATTGAAGAAGAAAGACCGTATCTTTACGGTGACGAAAAGCTATCTTCATCACGAGATGGACAGAGGGGCAAAGGCGGCAGGCGTGAAGCGTATCCGCATTCACGATCTCCGTCACAGCCACATTTCACTCTTGATTGATATGGGCTTTTCTGCGGTGGCGATTGCTGACCGAGTTGGTCACGAAAGTATTGATATTACTTATCAGTACGCACACCTCTTTCCGTCAAAGCAGATTGAGATGGCAGAAAAATTAGATGATTTAGGGAAAGGAGATTTTGAAAATGTCAGCTAAGAACAGAGATAACAAAAATCGTTGGAGGAATATCACAGTAGGGTTTCGAGTATCGCCCGAAGAAAACGAACTCATTAACAGAGCTGTAGCTCTATCAGGATTGCCAAAACAGGTGAATTATCAGCGAAATCCGACAACGTACCGTCTTTTGTAAGGCGGTACGTTTTTGTCGGTAAAGAGGTAAGATTATAGGCGATTGTGACCTTGAGCATATCGTCATCTTCATCCCATGCGGTCACTGAGTTTACAAAGAGGTCTATGAGCAGTCTGCAAAATTCTTCATCTTCAATATCCCCGTCTTTGAACTTCTCAAGCCAGAATATGACTTGCTCTTTCTCAAGCGGCACAACCAGTTCTTCTTCCTTTTTCAGTTGGGCAGACAGGTCTTTCTTTTCCCGTTCCAGTTCCACCATGCGTTTTACAAGTGCGTCTGGTGTGGCTCCTGTCTCAATCGCCTTGGTGAGGTTATTGATAGAGACCTCAGTTTGGTGTATTCTGTCTTTGATAACAGGGATGGGTGAACCAGTCTCAATCTCATAGTCGTTTCTCTCACAGGCAACCGTGGCAAGATGTTCTATATTTTCGTCTGTGAGCAAAGAGAGTGCGTCCTGGGCTACCAGTCTTTCAATATATTCTTTTCGCAGGTTTCTCTTTTGGCAGCCGTTATACTTTGACTTCTTCCCATAGCACTCATAGAACGCATACTTGTTTCCGTTGCAGTTTCCGTTCATTGACTCTCCGCAGTGACCGCAGAATAGTTTTCCCGATAACAGATAAACTCTCTTGGCTTTGTTTCTGCCGGGAGAGTTTTTTACTTTCTTCAAGCGAAGCTGCACTCTGTCCCATAAATCACGGTCAATGATAGCAGGTATAGCGTCCTCTGCCCTGTAGTCATGGTAAGTGTATGTGCCGATATACCGCTCATTACGGAAAATCTTACTAAATGAGTTTTTACCGAACTCCGTACCCTTTGAGGTCTTATACCCTCTGGCATTGAATATCCTGCAAATTTCCGCAACGCTATGACCCTCTGCATACATGGTAAAGGCTTCCCGCACAATAGGGGCGGTCTTTTCATCTATGACCAATTTCTTATCTACTGTCTTATATCCCAGGGGAAGTGCACCGCCTATGGAATTGTGCTTATAGGCTGACTCCCGCATACCACGATTGATTTTCTGGGAGAGTTCGGCACTATAGAACTCAGCCATACCTTCCAGAACGGACTCAAGGATAATACCCTCTGGACTATTGGTTATGTTTTCCGTGGCTGAGATAAGCTGTACGCCGTTCTTTTTCAGGCGGTATTTATAGGTGGCTGAGTCATACCGGGAACGGGCGAAGCGGTCTAATTTATAGACCACCACTGCGTCAAACAGTCCCTTCTCAGAGTCCTTTATCATTTTGAGAAAGGAAACACGCTTCTCAGTATTCTTGCTGGCAGACGCGGCTCTGTCTGCATAAATTTCTACAATCTTGATATTGTGCCGCTGGCAAAATTCCTGGCACACTCTGGTCTGCCCTTCAATGGATTGTTCCGTCTGATTATGGCTGGAAAATCTGACGTAAAGGCAGGCTGTTTTTATATCCTCATACATGGTTCTTCCTCCATTCCGCTAAGTCAATCACCCGGCAACTACCTCCCCTTTGGGTGCGGCTGTTTTTTCATTCATGCAAACCTGAATGATGTGGAAGCGTCCCTGGGTGCTGGCTGAACGGTAGGCTTCCAGCAAAAGGCGTTCTTCTTCCGTGAGATTATCCCCTTGTGGGGTTTTGCTGTCACTCAGACCTAACAGATAATCCGAAGTAACATGGAAGTATTCACACAACTTACATAGTGTTTTCCCGTCAGGGGCAATATCCTTATCTTCCCAGTATTTTTGCTGATTTTTACCAATATCTAAGGTCATGCTGACTTCTTTCCATGTGGTTTTGGTTTCGCTCAGAAGTCCTTTCAATCTTTGTGAGAATATCATGCTAAAAGCTCCTTTCCCTAAATTGAGGACTCCACGGCAAAATATTTCCCTAATTTTTAAATTTAGGGGTTGACAATCCCTAATTACGGGATTATACTGAGTATGTCAACAAGAGTTGTTTACAAAAAGGCAAAAGAATAACGCCCCTCTGGGATATATTTTTTTGCCCGGAGAGTTCTCAATGGTTTATGAGTGTGGTAGCTTCATTATAACCTTTGGGGAGTTCTCTGTCAACTATTGTTTACAAGAATACTCAAAGGAAGGAGGTACATGAGACGTGGAGGAACGTGAGAATATTCGTGAACGATTGAGGAAGCACAGTCTTTCTTACGTTTGGCTTATCAGCCAGTTACGCATGAGGGGCATTGTCACGGACAAGACGGAAATGAGTTCTGTCATTTCTGGGGTGAGGAACGGGGCAAAAGCCGACTCAATCATCCAGACTGCCAACGATATTCTGGACAGTTACGAACAGGGTTCTGTCCTCGTTGGTGAGAAGTAATGTTTCCGAAAATGGAAGAAAGTGCTTTGGGTTCCCTGCTTGCGAAAAGGGTTAAAGCCTACTTCCAGGACAAGGAACACCAGAAAGAATTTGAAGAATGGTACTTGAAGAAGTACGGCAAGAGATTTGAAGGAGGATATTACCATGAAGGTAAAAAGAATGATTAAGTCTGACGTTGATACTTTCCGGGTTGGAGATATTATCAAGTTCAAACTGACAGACGGCGAAAAGGTACAGGCAATGGCGGTACAGCAGGAAAATGACGGTATGCTGTTCTGTCTGGTGGACTGCTTGGCTGACGAGTATTCCATGAACGATACGAACACCAATGAGGGCGGTTATGAGGGCAGTGACCTCAGAAAGAAGCTGAACACTGAGATTATTGCCCGCTTCCCTGCCGACATTAAGGCTATGATGGTTCCTTTCGGAAATGGAGATTATCTCCGTCTGTCAACTGAAAAAGAGATTTTCGGTGAGAACTACTATGGCGAGTACGAGAGTCCGTATGTGCAGCAGTGGAAGCCTATGAAGCAGAGACGGAACCGCATTGCATTTCAGGGTAAGAATGGTGGCTGGGAATGGTACTGGCTCCAGAATAAGTGTAGAGACTCCGCTGCTTACTTTGCCGTTGTCAACAGCGGCGGCAGTGCGAACTACGACAACGCTTCTTACTCTCTTGGCGTTCGTCCCGCTTTCAAAATCAGGGTTCTTTAATCTACACCCCCTTGTGGGGTGTAGGGGAGGTACTACATGAAGCGAGTGAACAAAACAATAGGAAATCAGTTTGAAGAAGAACTCTGTAGACTTCTGGCTGAACATGGATGGTGGGCGCACAATATGGCGCAGAACCAGACAGGGCAGCCCGCAGATGTGATAGCGGTCAAAAATGGTATTCCCGTACTGATTGACTGCAAGGACTGTGCCAATAACATTTTCACCCTGTCTCGTATTGAAGCGAACCAGGAAGGGGCTATGACCCGCTGGGAAGCTACAGGGAATGAGCATTGTTACTTTGCTATGCGGCTGAATACAGGGCAGATTTACATGGTACATTTTGATGAACTTTGCCTGCGGGAGTTATACGGTGAAGGGAGTATTACTGAAAAAGAGTTCCCAGAGTTCAAGACCTTCAAACAGTGGGTGGAGGAATTTGAATGATAACGGAAATCGGAAGCCGTTTGAAAATCACTGACCCTTCCCCGGAACTGGTTGCCTGGTGCAAGAAAAATCTGGAAATGCCGAACCCAGAGTATCAGAAGAAAGCAAGGATGAATTTGTGGCTGGGAAACACGCCCAGGACGCTCATTCTATATGAGATTGAGGGCAACGCTATAATCCTTCCTTTCGGCTGTCTGAGGGCTATCCTGCCGCTTTTGGAAGGGGAGGTAATGAAATACTTCCCTGAAAAAAGAAACGTCAAATATGGCGGCTCTGTGCCGTTATACGACTATCAGGAAGAAGCTGTAGGAGCCATGCTGATAAATCATTACGGTATCTTGCAGTCCCCCGCTGGAAGCGGAAAAACGCAGATGGGAATTGCTCTTGCCAGTGATTTAGGTGTGAGGACGCTTTGGCTGACCCATACGAAAGACCTTCTAACCCAGAGTAAAAACAGGGCTGAACAATACTTCTCTCCTGACCTCATGGGAACCATTACAGAGGGAAAAGTCAATATCGGGGCGGCTATGACGTTTGCCACGATACAGACCATGTGCAAACTGGATTTGGAACAATACCGTGATACCTGGGACTGTATTATCGTGGATGAATGTCACAGAGTAAGCGGAACGCCCACGGCGGTCACGCAGTTCTCAAGAGTTCTGAACGCTCTCAGGGCAAGGCACAAATACGGGCTATCCGCTACGGTGCATAGGGCTGACGGATTGATAAAGGCAACCTACGCAATGCTTGGGGAAGTGGTTTATACCGTTCCTGATGAAGCTGTGAAGTCAAAGATAATGACAGTTCATGTGCAGCCGAAAGGGACAGGGGTAAAACTCAGTTCAGATTTTTTAAACAGTGACGGCACTATCAATTATCCGAAGATGATTACTTACCTGACTGAGAATGAGGAACGGAATGAGATTATCATGGATGACCTTTTGGAAAACTGTGACCATTACAACCTCATCCTCTCAGACAGAGTTGACCACCTGAGAAGCCTGTATGAAAGTTTGCCATTGGCACTTAAAGTTCGGGCGGCGGTGATTGATGGGAAAATGACTACCAAAAAGCTGAAAGCAGAACGGGAACAGGCACTTGAAGATATGCGCTCTGGAAAGAAGCATTACCTGTTTGCCACTTATGCTTTGGCGAAAGAAGGGCTGGATATACCCCGGTTGGATAGGCTTTATCTGACCACGCCACAAAAGGATTATGCAGTCATAGTCCAGAGTGTGGGACGAATTGCCAGAACCTTTGACGAGAAGGAACAACCCATTGCATACGACTATGTAGACTACATACGGTCATTGCAGAAATCCTTCAAGAAACGCTGCACGAGTTATCGTAAGTGCGGTTGCGTGATATTGGAGGGTGAATGATGGAAAATGACATTTTTATCTTTGACTGTGAGGTGTTCGTTCACGATTGGCTGTTCGTTTTCAAAGAGATAGCCACTGGGGAATACACAGTTATCCATAATGACAATGACGCTGTAGTTGCTTTCATGGAGCGCAACCCGTTTCTGGGAGGATTTAACAACAAGCACTATGACAATTTCATTTTAAAAGGGGTGATGTGCGGGCTTACTCCCGAACAGATTAAGGAAATCAATGACCTTATCATTGTGGAGGAAGTCAACGGATGGGATATACCCGTTCTCAGAGAGTACAGAGTATACTTTGACAGCTTTGACCTTATGGACGATTGCCAGGTTGGGTTGTCTCTTAAAGCGATTGAAGCCCACCTGGGAATACCGATTGAGGAAACTGAGGTTGACTTCAATATCACTCATAGGCTCTCAGAGAAAGAATTGCAGGAAACCATTTACTACTGCAAATATGACGTGGACGCTACTGAGAAGCTATATCACCTGCGGCAAGCGTATCTGAAAAACAAAGTCACTCTGGGTAAAACGAGAAACCTGACAGATAGACAGGCAATGTACATGACCAATGCAAAACTGACTTCTGTTTATCTGAAAGCGCAAAAGCCTGAAAAGCCCTGGAATGACGAAAGGAACTATCAATACCCGGAAAAGCTGTTACGGCAGTATATCCCTCAAGAGGTGTTTGACTTCTTTGACCGCATGAAAGATGACCGCATACCCAATGATGAACTGTTCAGTAGCAAGCTGGAAATTATGGTAGGTGTTTGCCCCTGCACTATCGCTTATGGTGGTATTCACGGCGCAATTCCTACCTATGTGGAGGAAGCCACTGAAACACGCACAATTCGCAACAAAGACGTGGCAAGCTACTATCCGCACTTGATGACCCTTATGGGTTATTGCAGCCGTAATATGCCGTCTCCGAAGATGTTTGAGGACACACTGGAAGAAAGAGTTGCCGCTAAAAAGGCAGGCGATAAAGCCACTGCAAACGCTTTGAAATTGGTTCTTAATACAACATACGGAGCCATGCTGAACGGTAAGGACGGAACAGCGTTCAATGACCTGTATGACCCCCTGATGGGACGTTCCGTGTGCATTTCTGGGCAGCTTTTCCTCTTGGAACTTTCCGAACACCTGATTGCTGAGTGTTCTACTTTGAAAATCATTCAGCTTAACACAGATGGTATCATGGTGAGTTTTGACCATGAGGATGAAGCGAAATATCAGGAAATCACCCAGGAATGGCAGGACAGAACAGGTTTTGAACTGGAAGAAGATTTTATTCGCAAGATTGTTCAGAAGGACGTAAACAACTATGTGGAAGTCCCGGCTGACGGCGGGGAGCCGAAGGTCAAAGGTGGACAGCTTGTGCGGGGGATTGCTCCTGCGGGAGCCTTTAATATCAACAATAATGCTGTGGTAGTCGCAAGGGCGATAAAGCAGTATTTCATTGACGGTACTCCCCCGGAGGAAACCATTGCGGCAAGTGAGAACATTCTGGATTTTCAGCTTATCGCAAAGGCGGGAGGTAAGTATTCTCAGTGCTATCACCTGGTAGGCGGGGAAAAAGTAATTGTTCAAAAGGTGAACCGTGTTTATGCGGTATCAGACAAAAGCAAAGGGACAGTCTATAAAACCCACGCTGTTACAGGTAGAGACGCTAAAGTGGCTGGACTTCCCACGCATTGTGCCATTGACAATAACAACAATCTCTCCATAGAGGTAGTTGACCGAAAGTGGTATGTCAAACTGGCAAAGAAGTATATCAATGACTTTTTGGGCATTAAGCCGCCCAGAAAAAATACCAGACGGATTAACTCACTCAAAAAGAAGTCTTTAGCATTATTCGATTAAGGAGGATAAGACTATGAAGTTTACAGAAGTAGCACCCATGATGGAAAAGGGAGCAAAAATCAAGTTAAAGCAGTGGAAAAATGCTTATTGGTATCTGGACAACAAAGGTTGTCTTATTAACCACTTTGAGGAAGGTGAAGAAATTCCTGCGGCTGACTTATTTCCTTACACCTTGGCATGGGGACTTTGTAATGACTGGGAGGTTGTGCAGGAGCCGAAGGTAGAAAAAATTCACTCCTTTGGTTACGCCCTTTCTGCTCTCAAGAACGGTAAGAAGGTTGCCCGTAGGGGTTGGAACGGCAAAGGAATGTTTCTTGTACTTTGCCCTGGTAATACGGTTCCTGCTGACCACATGAAGGTCAAGGAAGTCAAGAAATTCTACCAGAACGAGAAACGGGATACGGTTACTATCAATCCGCACATTGATATGAAAGCTGCTGACGGTACCTACGTTACAGGTTGGATTGCTTCTCAGACTGATATGCTGGCTGATGACTGGTATGTGGTTGAGTAAGGAGGATGGGCTGATGGAACTGCTTCTTCTCTTACTTTTACTCATTGTCCTTGAAGCCCTCAGTTTTGGACTGGCAGCACTCATTGTATGGATATTAAGCCTGTGTTTTGGCTTTGTATTCTCATGGAAACTGGCTTTAGGGCTATGGATTTTGTTCCTTGTTGTTCAGAGTATTTTTAAGCCCAGAAACAATGGTTAAGGAGGAATTTGAAATGGCAAATATCTATGAAGGAATGAATGTACGGCAGAAGTTGGCAAAGGCAAGGCTGTACTTCCTCAATCAGAAAATCAAGAAGTCTGGTAAGAATATGCACCTTGAGTTCAAGTATTTTGAATTGGAGGACATTGTACCCCCGGCAATCCGCATTTTCGCCCGTGTCGGTCTTACTACCAACATTGAGTTTACGGATGATAAGGCAGTAATGAATGTGTTCAACACGGATGATGTGAATGAACCCCCGCTGTCCTTCACGGTTCCTTATCGTGAGGTAAAGCCGATTATCAGCAATCAGGGAAAAGAAGTCACAAACCCCATGCAGGCTTTAGGTTCTTCCGTTACATATCTGCGGCGCTATCTCTGGATGACTGTTCTTGATATTACGGAACCTGATGACATTGACGCAACTCTGGGGGCAGAGGACGAAGGAACAGAGGAAGCAGAAATTCCCGCCCCAAACCCTGAGACTGCAAAGAAAGAGAAGAGGCAGAAGCCCCCAGCTACCGCTACTGAGCGTAAGGCAGCAAAGGAAAATCTGACCGATACTGAGGGCAACGCTGACGCTTTGCAGATTGCGGCTCTCAAGAAGGTTTGTAAGGAACTTTTGGAAAAGGACGAGACTCAGGAAGATTTTGTTCAGCAGATTGCCATGAAAACTCAGGGCTTTACCGTTGTGACCCGTTCGGCTTGCGAACAGCTTATCAAGAACCTTGGTGAAATGATTGAGTCTTACGGTACGGAGGAATAAGGATGGGTGACAATGTAAATCACCCTGCCCATTACGAAACAGGTAGATTTGAGTGTATTGACGTTATGCTGGAAACCCAGGGTACGGAAGCGGTAAAGAGTTTTTGTATCTGCAATGCACTCAAATATATCTACCGTCACAAGCGCAAGAATGGGTTTGAGGATATAAGAAAGGCAATCTGGTATCTGAATAAAGCTGTTGAATTGGAGGAAAAAGACCATGAGAAAACTGAGACGAAGTGTAGCAAGACACAATATGTTGCGGGCGGGATTTACCCGGCTGAACAAAAAGGGCGGAGATGGAAGAAGCACTTTTTCAAAGCTGTGGAGAGAGTACGTTTAAGGAGGGATAAGCCATGAAATGGAATGACGATAAGACAATTACGATTGTCCCACCGAAAAAGCCGAAGAAAATCACGGGTACACGGTTTGCAGCGATTATGGGATTGAACCAGTGGACTACCCCTTTTAATGCCTGGTGTGCAATCACCCGAACCTATGAGGAACCGTTTGAGGACACCATTTACACTGTGGCTGGTAAGACAATCGAACCGAAACAGGCTGACTTTATGAAGAAGTCCTATTTTATGAGTAACCTCATTTCCCCTACAGATGTGTACGGGAAGGATTACTTCAAAAAGACCTGGGGTGACTTCTTCCATGATACGCCTATCTTTGGTGGAATGTGGGACTATTTGCTGGTAGATAAGGACGGAAAGCCTACTACCGTACTGGAAATGAAAACCACGAAGCGCAGTGAGGATTGGCTGGATGATGTGCCTGAGTATTACGCTTTACAGGCGGCTCTCTATGCTTACCTTCTGGGGGTAGATGACGTTATCATGGTGTGTTCCTTCCTTGAGGAAAAGGATTATGAACACCCGGAAGATTATCAGTGTAGCACAAAGAATACGATTGTTCGTCCCTTCAAGCTGTCTGAGCGTTATCCTTCCCTGAAAAAGACCATTGAGCAGGTGAAGAAATGGTGGAAAACTCATGTGGAGGGCGGCGTGTCCCCTAAGTATGATGAAAAGGCTGACGCTGATATTCTGAAAGTGCTGCGAGACAATAACCTTTCTCCTGACACGGATTTGGACGCTCTGGTAAAAGAAGCAGAAAGCCTTATGAGTCATATTGAAACGGTATCTGCCACAATCGCAGATGACGAGAAGCGGCTAAAAAAGCTGAAAGAACTGATTAAGGTGGCTGCGGTCAAACAGTTTAAACCGGGTGACAAGACCGTGACGATTGAGGGTGGCTCTTACAACTGGGTAACTTCTGTATCCATGAAGAAGAAACAGGAGTTCAATGTAGAAGCTATGGAAAAAGATGGGGTTTACAGCAAGTATGTAAGTGAGACAGAAAACCCTGAATATAGGTTTACAGCGAAGAAACGGGAGGATAAGTAATTATGTATGTAAATGCGTTTGTTCTGGGAGTGCTGGCTACTCTGTTTGTAGAAATGGCTCTGGTTATCGGAGTTGCAGTCTGCTACGGAATTTATGAAAGCCGTCATTCTCATAACAAGAGAAGGGGGTAATACCCTTTGCTCAAATATATCAGCTTATTCAGCGGTATAGGAGCCTTTGAGAAAGCCCTTTTCAACATTGGCGTACCGTATGAACTGATAAATTATTGCCCCAACACTGAAAACCGTTAGTGGGGGGGGGACGTGAGGTGAAAATAGAGGATAACGGGAGATACCGAAAGCTGACACCTAAAGAGTATTTCAGACTGATGGGATTTACAGACAGTGATTATAAAGTGCTTGCGTCCAATGGTATTTCCAAAACACAGATTTATAAGATGGCTGGCAATTCGATTGCTGTTACCATGCTGGAACACCTGTTCCGAAAACTCTACCCCGATACCAGTCGGATTGATACCTTAAAGGCACAATCTCTGGATATATTACGAAAACTATAAGGAGGAATTTACAATGGCAAAAATTGGTTTGAGTGAGGGGTTTTCCCTTATCCCGAAAGGCACTCATGTTTTCCAGATTGTCAAGGTCAACTATAAAGAGGATTTTGGCAAGATGGAAGTTACCATGCAGCTTGCTTCCGGGCAGAAACACGTTGAACGGTTCTCTCTGCTGGACTCTAACGGGGAGCCGAACCAGGGTGGCTTGAACGCTTTCAGCTACTTTGCAAAGACCGCACTGAATGATTTTTCCCTTACGGAAATCGACCATGAAGATTTGGTAGGGCATTTTATCCGTTGTGAGGTTGACCATGAGGAAGTAGAAAGCAATCGTACCCCTGGGAAAATGCTCAAGTTTGTGCGGCTGGGTGATAAGGAGCCTGCGGATGGTTTTGACGAAGAAACCGCTGCGCCTAAGAAGGAGACGAAGCCTGCTCCTGCAATAAACTCGCCTGAGACAGCGCATACCGCAAAGAAAGGTGGATTTGACCTTGACACTTTGTTAGGGTGAGAAAGATGACCTGCGGAGAGTTAAGGTTTACGCCTAAACTCTCCAATGGTTATATCTGAAAATGTCAAAAATAAAGAAATGGAGGTTAATTCATGGATAAAAACGGACGTGTGCGGCTGTTTTACCAGATTATGAAAGAGGTCTTTGACAAAAAGACGGTAACGCTGCTCATTGCAAACCTTGAAAGTATTGGTTTCTTTGACGCTCCTGCTTCTACGAAGTATCACGGGAATTATCCCGGAGGACTGTTTGACCATAGCTTTGCCGTGACCAAAACGCTTCTTTCCCTCACTGAACGGCTGGAACTCAAATGGAAGCGTCCTCAGAGTCCTTACCTGATTGGTATGCTCCACGACCTATGCAAGTGCGACAACTATATTCGTAAGCCTGATGATACCTACGAGTATAACACGGGGCTTACTTTGACGGGGCATGGTGATAAATCGGTCATTATGGCTCAGTCGCTTCTTCATCTTACGGACGAAGAAATTCTCTGTATCAGATGGCACATGGGAGCCTATGACAGTAAAGAGAATTGGAATGCTTACGGAGCGGCGATTGAGCAATACCCCAACGTACTTTACACGCATACTGCCGATATGGTAGCGGCTAAAATTCTTAAAGTTTAAGGAGGAAATTTTCTATGAAGAAATTTGTTGCTCTGCTCATGGCTATGGTTCTGGGAATGTGTATGCTGACGGGCTGCACTGAGTCAGACCAGGTTTCCTACAATATCAGCAAGGAAGCTAATAACTTCAACGTAACCCGAAAGCTGACCGTTATCAATGCCCGCACTGATACGGTATTGCTTGAAATGATTGGCACATTCTCACTCAGCAATAACAGTACAAATGAACTGGAAATTATTTGTGAGGTTGATGACGGTATCTACCAAAAGCACTTTGTTTATCTGAATGAATATACGCTGTATGTGGTGGAAGATATTTCTGGTGCGGAAGTAGATAAGTACCATTATGAAATCAACTTCCTGCCTGAATATGGATTTTCTGTTACTCACAGTGATTAAGGGAGGGTAAAACCATGACTGGAAATGAATATCAGAAGTTGGCAATGAGAACTTGCAGTATTCCCTATGATAAGAAGGATGACCGTTTGAACCATGCTGTTTTTGGTCTGACTTCCGAAGCTGGGGAGGTTGCAGGAATTTTACAGAAGGTGTACCAGGGACACCCGTTTGACAAGAAGCATATCAAGAAAGAACTTGGTGACTGCCTGTGGATGATTGCAGAAGCGTGTGAAACACTGGACTTTGGGATGGATGATGTTATGCAGCTTAACATTGATAAGCTGAAAGCCCGTTACCCAGAGGGCTTTGACACTCAACATTCCCTTCATAGGGCAGAAGGTGATGTGTGATGAAATATCACAATATCACCCATGATGATATGAATAACGGTGACGGACTGAGAGTAGTTCTCTGGGTATCAGGGTGTGAACACCACTGTAAGGGCTGTCAAAATCCCGTCACTTGGAACCCTGATGACGGTTTGGTATTTGGGAAGCGTGAAAGGAAGGAAATCTTCAATGCTCTCAAGAAACCGTATATTGGAGGGATAACATTTTCTGGTGGAGACCCGCTACACCCTTCTAATCGTGCCTGTGTATACCTTCTGATGAAGGATATTAAGCAGCGGTTCCCGAAAAAGACAATCTGGGTTTATACGGGGTACACTTGGGATGAAATTATGGCAAACAAATATCTTCCTACCGTTATGAAGTATGTGGACGTTCTGGTGGATGGACGCTTTGAGGAAGAACTGAAAGACGTTAATTATCACTGGGCGGGGTCTATCAATCAGAGAGTGATTGATGTACCGCAAACTTTAAAGGAAGGAAAGGTGGTACTGTATGAAAGTCATTAAGAAGGATGGAACACTGGAAGATTACAATGAGCAGAAAATTGTGAACGCCGTTCATAAATCTGCTGCAAGGGCTATGGTGGAACTGACTGAAAGCCAGTATGCGGATATTGTGGCAAGAGTCAACGCTATGGTTTATGACAAGTTCTTTGGAGCCGTACCCGTTACAGAAATGCACAATATGGTGGAGAAGGTTCTGGATGATGTGGAACCGAGAGTTGCAAAGTCCTATCGGGATTATCGTAACTATAAGAAGGATTTTGTTCATCTTATGGACAAGGTATATCAGAAAAGCCAGTCTATTCGTTTTATCGGAGATAAGGAAAATGCCAATACGGACTCTGCCCTGGTTGCCACAAAACGCTGCTTGATTTTCAACGAACTCAACAAGCGTCTGTATCGGAAGTTCTTTATGACTCAGGACGAGTTGCAGGCTTGCAAGGACGGCTATATTTATATCCATGACCAGTCTGCCCGTCTGGACACCATGAACTGCTGTCTCTGCGATATTGCTTCCATTATGACGGGTGGTTTTGAAATGGGTAATGTTTGGTACAACGAACCGAAAACCCTTGATACTGCCTTTGATGTGATGGGAGATATTATCCTTGCCACTGCTTCTCAGCAGTATGGCGGCTTTACCGTCCCGGAGGTTGATAAAATCCTCTCCCCCTATGCTGAGAAGTCCTACAAAAAGTATGTGGCTGAGTATATGGAAATTCGCAATCAGCAGACTTTTACTACGGAAGTCCGAGACTGGGCTATGCAGAAGGTACGCCGTGATTTTGAGCAGGGTTTCCAGGGAATTGAAATGAAGCTGAACACAGTTGGCAGTTCCCGTGGAGATTACCCCTTTATCACAATGACTTTTGGGCTGGCAACCGACACGTTCGGAAAAATGGCAGCAATCACTTTCCTTGACGTGCATAAGAACGGACAGGGTAAGCCTGGGAATAAGAAGCCCGTTCTGTTCCCGAAACTGGTTTTCCTTTATGACGAAAACCTTCATGGTGAGGGCTGTATCAATGAGGACGTGTTTGAAGCAGGTATTCAGTGCAGCGCAAAGACCATGTACCCTGATTGGCTTTCTCTTACTGGAGAAGGTTATGTGGCTGAAATGTACAAAAAGTATGGCAGAGTGGTTCACCCTATGGGGTGCAGGGCTTTTCTCTCCCCGTGGTTTGAACGTGGCGGCATGACTCCCGCTGACGAAGATGACAAGCCTGTATATGTCGGGCGGTTTAATGTCGGCGCAGTTTCCCTTCACCTGCCTATGATACTGGCAAAAGCACGAGAGGAAAACAGAGACTTCTATGAGGTGCTTGACTACTATCTGGAAATGATTAGAGGTATTCACAAACGCACTTATGAATATCTGGGGGAAATGAAAGCCAGTACCAACCCGATTGCCTACTGTGAGGGAGGTTTTTACGGCGGTCACTTAAAACCTACCGATAAAATCAAGCCGCTTCTGAAACCTATGACTTCCTCTTTTGGTATTACGGCTCTCAATGAGTTGCAGGAACTTTATAACGGAAAGTCCATTGCAGAGGACGGAGCCTTTGCCTTGGAAGTTATGAACCATATCAATGACAAGGTGAATGAGTTCAAGCAGAAGGACGGCTGGCTGTATGCAATTTACGGTACGCCTGCCGAAAGCCTTTGTGGATTGCAGGTTGAGCAGTTCCGCAAAAAGTACGGGGTTATCCATAACGTTTCTGACCGCCCGTATGTGTCCAACTCGTTTCACTGCCATGTGACCGAAGATATTACCCCTATTCAGAAGCAGGATTTGGAGGGGCGGTTCTGGAACCTGTTCAACGGTGGGAAAATCCAGTATGTGAGATACCCTGTAGATTACAATATCGAAGCCGTAAGAACGCTGGTAAAGCGGGCTATGAAGCTGGGATATTATGAAGGTGTGAACCTCTCCCTGGCATACTGTGATGACTGTGGACACCAGGAGTTGGAAATGGACGTTTGCCCGAAGTGTGGCAGCAGGAACTTGACAAAGATAGACCGCATGAACGGCTATCTGTCTTACAGCAGAGTCCACGGAGATACCCGGCTCAATGCTGCAAAGATGGCTGAGATTGCAGAAAGGAAATCCATGTGATGTATGAGCAATGGGAAAAGCAGTCACGGGGGGGGGACTCTCCTCAGTCGGTATTGAAAATCTGAAAATTGCAATCGTAAAGCAGGCAGCAGATGACTATGTTGACCTGCGGGGTGGATTTGCTGTGGAGACCGCAGATTGTAATGTGAAGGAAATAAAGAGGTTCTTTCACTCTGACTGGTATTCATTACTCAGCAAAGTAAATCCCGATTACATTCTTGAAGAACTGGAAAGGAAACTAAAAAAGATGGAACTGAAATACACGATTGCGAAGGAAAGAGGGAGTAGCCGTTACTATGTCCATGAAGTGGGCAACCCCTCTCCTATCCCGAATACCTACGGGACTAAAAAGCAGGCATTACATAAGGCGGCAAAACTGAATGACCTTGGATATAAGGACTACATGAAAGTTCGCAGAAAGGCAGGTATGGAATGATTAAGTTTGAACATACAGAAACTTACGGCTGGGAAACGGCTATTCGTGGTATGAGAAATCCGTTGAACTCTTGGGCAAAATCTGACAGTTACCCGGCTGTGGATTGTGGTAAATGTGGAATTGTAGACCGTGAAGGGGTATGCGTTCCCAAAGAACATGACTGTACCCCGTATCGCTGCTATGCAATAGGTGAAAACGACCTGGCTCTTATGAAAAAGTTAAGGGCAGCAGGCAATGACCACGGGAAGTTTATGCGGATGATTACCGTCACGGTTGACATTACCGCCCCTCTCTACTGGTGGAAGGAGTTTGACACCTATAAGGTAGGTACGGTTGCCAATTCCTGCTCCACAATGCACAAAATCCAGGCAAAAGAATTTACCTATGATGACTTTAGCATGGAGCATATCGGCAATGTTCCGAACTGTGACCCCATGTATAGTGAAGCACTGGATTATGTGATTATGGCTCTGAATGAAGCCCGTCACTGCTATCTGGACACAAAAGACAAGGCGTACTGGTGGCAGATGATACAGCTTCTTCCTACGTCATATAACCAAAGACGAACGGTACAGCTTAACTATGCTGTTCTCAGGAATATCTATCACAGTCGGAAAAATCATAAGCTGAATGAATGGCTGGACTTCTGCGGCTGGATTAAAGATTTGCCGTATAGCGAACTTATCACCGACACAGAGTAAAGGAGCGTGGGGTAATGGATTATACCAGAATACCAGATGAATTGAAAAAATTGCCCCAGTGGGTGTGTGCCTGGGATAATTCCAAAATCCCTATGAAAGCCTTTGAAAAGAAAGCTGCTTCCTCTACCGCCCCTGAAACCTGGGCAACCTTTGACCAGGCAGAAGCGGCGGTAAAGGATGGGCTTTATGACCACTTGGGATTTGTATTTGCAGGCAGTGACCTTGTAGGGATAGATATTGACGTGGGATTTGATGACGGCTTGATGACACCCCTTTGCGCTGATATTATGCAGCACTGCCAGTCTTACACAGAGAAGTCCCGAAGTGGACGTGGGGTACATATCTTCCTAAAAGGGAAATTACCATTTCACGGACGCAATAATCTGAAAGGCGTGGAGATTTACCAGTCGAGACGATTTTTTATAATGACCGGGAAGGTGCTTATCTTCCCAGAAATTATAGAAAATCAGGAAGCCATTGACTATGTGGTGCAGAAATACTTCCCTGAGACAGAGAAAACGGGAAACGGCAAATCTTCAATGGTGCAGCGGATTTATGCTCCTATGTACCAGAAGCCCGCAGACGGCAAAATACCTCTTGCTCCTGAATATCCCCCTATCCCGGCTGGCGGCAGAAATCTCTCCCTTACGTCTCTGGCGGGAGCCTTGCACAATACCGGGTACACTAAAGCGCAGATATACGCCGAACTCTGTAAGGTAAATCAAATGCAGTGTAAGCCGCCGTTAAAGGACAGAGAAATCCAGACTATCACGGAAAGCGTGACACGGTATAGGAGGTAAACAGTATGGCAAGAACACTTTATCTGAATGACGGCTCTACAGAGGTTGTCATTGGAGACCAGGAAGAAGTTCTGGGAAGGATTATTGAAGAACGGCTGGGGAGAGATTGTAAAGAACTCTTTGACGATATTAAAGAGGAATGGAGTGAGGAACCCTGGGATACAAACGGCAGAGAGGATTATGAAAGAATTGCTGACGGGTATTATCAAATGTTGCAAAACGCTCTGGAAAATCTGAATACGGCTTTGAAGTTTTTCAGCCAGTCCCGGCTCAATCGTAAAGAACTGCAAAAGTGTTTACAGGAAGCGAGAAATGACCTGTACAACAATCTGTAAAGAAGGGAGAGAATAATATGCGAGCAAAGAAGTGTGACCGTTGCGGAAAATTGTATGAGCAGTATGACGGTTCAAAAGAGTTTGAGGAGCAGGGTAAGGCTAACGCTATCATTTTTATTGACCGTGATTTAGATAATAAATATTGGAGCAGAAATAGTTATGACCTCTGCCCTGAGTGTATGGCGAAACTGGTTTCATTTATTTCAGAGGGAAAGGAGAAATGATAATGGCTGATGAATTGTTTCAGCTTTCCAATGGGCGATATATCACGTCTGAGGAAATCAGCAAAAAGATGTTTTACATAAAGTCCATTCACCCAGAAACCCCTTATCAGGAAAATTCTACAGGGTATTCATGGGATGAAGCAGGTATGGCAGACCTTTTCTCTGAATGTTACCAGAATGACACCCGTTACTGCCCAGAAGCTAAATCGTGGTATACCTATGACGGCGGCAGGTGGCAGAAAGACGTTGGTTCTTTACTGGTATCTTCAAAGATTAAAGAGTTTGTACGGCTCATGGCTCTGTATTGTGGGGAAATTCCTGACGAAGAAAAGCGCAAGCAGTATATGGGCTTTGTGTCGAAGATGGGTGACAGGCGGTTTCGTGACCGTATGATGAAGGACGCTGCTGACAGTATGACGATTGCCGCCGCTGAGTTTGATACTCACCCGTATCTGATTAACTGTAAGAATGGCACTTATGACCTTGAGACTATGACTTTCCGGGAGCATGACTGGAAAGACTTTCTGACAATGCAGACTAACTTTGATTATACTATGCAGGAAGTCACCTGCCCCAGATGGGAACAGTTCATAAAGGAAGTCACTCAGGATAATAAAGATAAAGCAGATTACTTGCAGCGGGCTTTGGGCTATTCTATTCTGGGAACGGGTAAAGAGGAATGTATGTTCATCCTTCACGGCAAGACCACCCGCAACGGCAAGTCAACTATGCTGGACGCTATTCAACACCTGCTGGGCGATTACTCTACCGTGGCTCCTGTGGAACTTATCTGCCGCAATGAGAGACAGAAGAACGCCGAAGCTGCAAACCCTGTGCTTGCCCGGTTAAAGGGAAAGAGAATGGTTACTATGTCGGAGTCCGACACGGCGGGCAAGCTGGATGAAGCCACTATAAAGCAGTATACAGGTGGTGAGGATATTACCGCCCGTGAACTGTATCAGAGTGCAATTACATTCAAGCCCCAGTTTACCATGTGGCTTTCCTGTAATGACCTGCCCGCAGTAAAGGACAAAAGCCTGTTTGCTTCTGACCGTGTGAGAGTCATTGAGTTCAACCGCCACTTCTCAGACGAAGAACAGGACAAGGGTTTGAAGGATTACTTTGAAACGCCCGAAGCTATGAAGGGTATCTTTACATGGCTGGTAACTGGATATTTCAAGTATCGCCGCTTTGGTTTGAAAATGTGTGACGATATGAAGAAGGTTATCAAGCAGTATGAGAAGGACAATGACCTGGTTCTGCAATTCCTTGAAGAAAAGTGTGAGGGTACAGACGAAGGGTATACAAAAGCTAAAACGCTGTATGATAACTATAAAATCTGGTGTAAAAGCAACGGGTATTATGTTTGCAGTATGAAGAAATTCAATGCAGAACTGACAACGCACCCAGAATGGTATCACGAAAAAAATCTTATTGCAGGGGTTACGGTATATCATGGGTTGGCTTTGAAAGCAGTTTAGTAGAGTATTTTCGCTTTTTCCTATAAGTTTTCTTAGTACGCGCGTATATAGAAGAAGTTATAGTAAAATACGATTTTACTCTACAACCCTGTAGCCCAGGAAGGAGTTTATCATGGAAAGCTACGTTGAAAGATGGAAACGAGAGAAAGAAGAAGCCCGGTATAGGAAGGATGTGAGCAACAATGGCAGAAAACGAAAAGCCCGTAAAGATGGGGAGACCGAAGGGCAGCAAAGACAGAAAGCCCAGACGGACAGAGGGGTACAAAGAAAGCAGTCCGAAGAACTTAGAGAAAGCGAGAAGTAATTCCCCCATTATGCAGGGACAGAAGGGAGAAATGCCGAAGGGGTATAATGCGAAGATGGTTAGTTTCATTTTGGCTATTACTCCGAAGGAACCGCTTGACTATAGTGACGTGGACGAAATGGAGAGACGGTTCTATAACTATCTGGAAATGTGCGCTGCATGGGATATGAAAGTAGGAAACCAGGCGGCGTATACTGCTATAGGTATTACTAAAGAACAAGCGTGGGAATGGGAGAATGTAACGAAGGGGAACCCCCTCCGCACTGACTTTATCAAAAAAGTTCGTCAAATTTGCGGGCTTTATAGAGAGGGTTTAATGCAGGACGGCAAGATAAACCCCGTCACTGGTATTTTCTGGCAGAAGAACTATGACGGCATGAAAGACCAGTCCGAAGTGGTTCTCACGCCTAACAATCCTCTGGGAGACAGTAAAGACACGGAAGCCTTAAAGCAGAAGTATCTTGAAGCCGCCGATATAGTAGAGGTATCGGACGAGACAGAGACGGCAGAGACTATAGAAACTCCTGCCGAAGATTGAGCCGCAGTATAGAGAGGTTTCACCAAAATATTTTGGCGCAGTATAGGCGGCTGTTTGAAAATTCAAGCCGCCAGTATAGCGTGTCTGTCCTCTTTATCAGCCCTATAATTAAAGCGGCTCTGTGGAACGTGTAGAGCGTATAGAGGGCAAAAAGAAACCCCGGCGGGCTTGTGTGCCTGTCGGGGCTTTTCTGTTATAACCATCTTAAACGGGGCTTTTTCTGCCTTTTCCAATAGTCTAACATTTCTTTTACTTTATCGGGGCTGTACATGGGTATATTATACAGTTGCAAGCCTGCGGGGGTCATATAGTACCCCTTGCCATATCTGGGCAGCAGTTCGCAACCTTTAACACCTAAAATATTGCGGCTGTCCTGGGCGCAACGGGTACGCAAGGCAACCCGGCTATCAAAGTTTACTTTTATCGGGGTAGGAATAACAGAGGAAAGCGGGCATTGCGTGGCGGCTATAATATGGACGTTTGCCGCTCTGCCTACTTGTGCAAGCCGTTGCAAAACGGGCTGCACCTGGCGGCGGGCTGTGGTCATTAAGTCAGCTAATTCATCAATGATAATATAGACCGCCCCGCCGTCATAGTTTTTTATATGGCGGGCTTGCATGGCTTTATAGCGGCGTTCTGTTATTTCCATAGCATAATTTAACGCTTGCACCATTTCCCCCGGTTCACTGGAATATTTGAGCGTATGCGGTAACGGTTTATAGTCTATCAGTTCAACCCGTTTCGGGTCTATCAAGATAAATTGCACTTGTGCGGGGCTTTTAAATAAAGCTGTGTACATTATGCCATTTATAACAACGCTTTTACCGCTACCCGTTGCCCCTGCTACTAATAAATGGGGTTGTTGTAGCATATCGGCGTAAAGGTCATATACTGCACCCGCTGGCGTTGTCCAGGTCTTTTTCAACATTCTTTTAACCTCCATTCTGAGAAAAGCCCCGGCGGGCTTGTGCCTGTCGGGGCTGGCTCTTTAATCAATGCTGTTTACTTCTTCTGTTTTCATCATGGTTAAAATACTGTTTAACTCATTTTGTAAATACCGTAAAGCGATTTTCGCCATGCTGTCAAGTGCTGATTTAGTATGGTTCTTGTAATTGTATGCCGCTTTGAAATAGTCTTGTGCTGTATAGTTCCATTCATAATCAAAGAGTAAACACCCGGTCAAATTATAACATTTTTCCGTTGTCTCTTTAATTTGGCTTGCAATGCTGAAATGTTCGGCTTTTCTTTTACAATCAATGTTTAAAGTCTTTACCAGTTCGCAAGCCTGATAAACTTTACTATAACTATATGTAGCCTTTTCAATGGTCATTTCGTTTAACCTCCTGTATTTGTGCATTTTGTCAATGTGCTATTAACTGGCATTGCTGCGGGTTTGAAATCCCACTTTTTCCAGACCTCCCAGGGCTTGCACCCTGGGAACGCTTGCGCCCTAACTGGCTATTTATACCCGGCGCAACGGGTTAGAAGTAAATGAATAATGCACTTGTACGGGCTGTGATGGCGTATAACGTGCCGCTTTCGTGTCCTTGAAGTAGTCCACCATTCAAACCATACACGCCCACGGAATAGCCCACTTTATCAAGGTATTTTTCCCGGCTCTCCAATTCCTGGCGGGCGGCGTTGTCGTGGTTGGTAATGTCTACGGCTGCACCGCTCTTTATAAGGGCTTTTATTTCACGTTGTCCGTACTTCCTCATTATCTGCACCCCCTCACAAGTTCACGATAAATTAAATATGTCAGCGTGGTTTCTGCCTGCTGTTCTGTGTAGCGGGCTTTTTCGCTGTCGGTTTCTTCAAGGATTGTGCCCAGGTCATCCACTGCGGAACGGTTGTAATAATAGCAAGTGTCAAGGATGGAGGGCAGCCCCGCCGCCCATTCTTCAAAGCGTTGTTGTTCGGTCATTCTGGAATAACCACCGCAAGCGGGCTTTTCACTGTTGAATGTGTCAAGGATTATTTTAGATAATTCCTTGAAGGTGTCCGGGGTTTCAACTCCATAGCTGCACCCGTCAAAATGGTTTTTGATGTAGGCTTGAATATTCAAGCGGGCTTGTTTGCTGTTAGTCTTTAACATGGTTTAACCTCTTTTCTTTTTAGTGGGGCTTGCGTGGGCTGTTGCCTTGCAAGCTATCAAGTTTTATCTTGATTAAACTATATCAAGTTATTTCTTGATTGTCAAGTTATAACTTGAAATTTTACAAACTTTTTTTCGTCTGGCTGGCTCTCGTACCGGGTGGAACCCTGGCGGCTGCACCCCCTGCGGGGGCTGTCTCTTATACACATCTCCGAGCCCACGAGACTAGGCATGATCTCGT